TCGTTCTTCTACCAAAATCGTTCAGCACAAAACACTGGGACCTTCATCAATCCGTTCGTGCCTCCGCCCACCCAGGGACACTCTTCGAGCTTTATACCAATCTTACCGTTATTAACCCCAATAGTAGCAATCAGCTACAAACGTACGCTCTCTTGCGTATTACTCACCCACAAGAGTGGATTAAATTCAGTATCCACTATCATGAAGGAGAATCCATTCGAGATATCGTCCTTCAATATCTTGTAGAAAACAATCTTCAAGTAAATGTTAGTGATGTTGTCCCTCGCCCTGAACTCATCTTTGATGAATGTATCGCATCGCTCCGTCTCGTTCCAACTCCTATCGGTTCTCCCATTCAATGGGAAAAACTCACATCAAGCATTTATCCATCCGTCCAGGTCGCATAAGATGTAACAGGTATAGAAGAGGTAAGGTACGCCTCTTTTTCTTTGCTAGATAACGCGTCTGTTTTTATAAAAAAATTGAAGCAATGACGGGTTATCAAGAAAATCAACCCGCTCTATTCCATTTCATTACTTCCAAGATGTCCGCTCGTTTCAACACTACTATTCTCTTCCATGGCAACTGTATTGATGGTTGGTTCTCGGCTTACTTTGCGTATGCCAGCCTCCAGAGTACCAATGTCCAAATGTTTCCGATTGCCCCGTCGCAACCGAACACCTGGCCTTCCTCTGAGACGATGGAGGGCACGGATGTTTGGCTCCTTGATGTCTCCGTTCCCGCTCATGTTCGTGAGGAGTGGTATGAGGCTGGAGCTCGTACTATCCAATGTATTGACCATCATGCCACCGCTGTCGAGCAGTGGCCTGCTGGTTCATGCCCGATTCACACCGACTGTTGTGCGGCCCTTCAAACGTTCCGTCACTTCTACCCTGACCAGGTAGTGCCTGAGTGGCTCCATTCCATCGACCGTGTCGACCGTTGGGTGGACGTGACCTACGAGGACCGTTGTCTTCGTGAGTTTCTCCACGACATTGCTCGTTTGCCCGTTCAGCATATGATTCAAGATGCAATTGAACAGACCTACCATTTCATCCTCAACATGTTCAACTACCCTGACTCGTATAAGTGGTACCTTGACCAAGGTGAGCGTCGTCTCCAAATCAAAGACGCTCAGCTGATGCGAACCATCGAGTCAAAAGGCAAGACCATTCATATCGAGAAAGAACATGTCGCCAAGTGGCAATTGCCCACTACCTGGCTCGGCCAGAAATTGTTCTTGATGGATACCACCGATGTTGTTCTAGACACCACGGAAGCATCTCACTTGGTGTTCACCAAACATCCCGAGATTGCCGTCTTCATCAACTATCGTAACAAAACATTCTACACCGCAAAGAAGAACGGTGTCATGAAGCAAATGGTGGTCTACTCCGCTCGCAGTTCTGTTCCCCATCACCTCAATCTCACCGATGGCACCATCTTCCGTGGCCATCCGACTTCCGCAGGCGCATCCCTCGTTCGTGGCGAAGCCACTCACTTTCCCTTCTTCTAAAAAAATCACATACACTTTAAAAAACAACTAAAAAATTGAAAAAGACGGCGGTTCTTTTTAATGTTAGCCTAGATACAATGGAAGCTTTTATTACATCCTATGGTCTACCCTTTGCTCCCTTTCAAGAACTCCTACAGACCACCAACTCTATGGTAGCAGGCAGTGCCGCGTTAGCACTTTACTTGAAACAACATGGTATAGATCCTGGATTTGAACCTGGTGACATGGATATCTGGGTAGAAGACACACAACAACTTGTCGCTGCTCGAGGTGCCTATGTCCAGCATGGAAATGTCTATCTCTTTACTAACTTCCTTATTCAAAATGGATTCAATGTTACTTCCAAGTTTGAACCGAAAGAAGAATCCTACGAAAAGCTCAATTTAATCACCCAAATCTTCTCCTTTGTCAACCGTGAAGGCAAAGAAATTCAGGTTATTCTGATGAAGGAAAGAGACATTTGTCAATACATCTACCACTATTTCGACTTGTCAGCCTGTGTGACATGGTGGAACGCTCGTGACAACCTATTTGAGACCATGTGCCCTGAAGAGACACTTCGAAAAGAAATGTACTATCAACTCTCCAATGAAATTACAGAACGGGAAACGGCACGTATTGAAAAATACAAATCTCGCGGATTTCGTCTCTTGGAAACACCTTGTCCCGCGATTGGACAACGAGATATGCGAACCGACCTTTCCTGTTTTGCGGGACTAACCGCATTTGATTTATTCGAATACGAAGAGGTTGATTGTCTCAAGTTTCTCGAATCCAGCTGGCATATTCTTGTACGAGTTGGCGAACAATTCCAAGCCTTTCATCGCACACAACTATACGACTACCTCAAGAGCCACATGTGTCATCACCATTATCTCCAAGAACTCTACGAAACACCTCACAAACAGACCATTATGCACGCTGCCACAGTGTACATCAATTGGTCCGATTATTCTATTGTCGAACTTGTACCCGCCTATACGATTCCATTTGAAAATACCACGAAATCCATATACGAGTGCCACTTCTATACAGTAGAACAATGGCGTAACCGTGACTGCGACCTTATCTGTGCTCCTCCTTCCAAACAGGCGGTAGACAATGCTCGTCCACCCAGTCGGCCTGTACCTGATATCCCTATTGACTTATATAGTATGTACTGGATGGATGGCTAATTATCCCAGAATGTAGTAAAAAAATTGAAGCTAGACGGCGGTCTTTTTTCTGGTCAATCTGTTCTCTGTCTGCTTCCATGTCTTCCACGATTTCCAATACGCTTATCCCTCTGTGGAATGGGTTCTCGTATTTTGAGCATCAGGAAAAGGGCATTCGCTGGATGCTTGACAAAGAACAAAACGGAACCGAAGTCTCCACACGCGATGGCAAAGACGTTGTCATTGTGCGTGGAGGATTCCAATGCGATGACATGGGTCTGGGAAAAACCATTCAAATTACCGCCACCATGGCCAATCACGTAAAGAAGCAGACTCTCTTGATTGCGCCCCTAGCGATGATCGAAACCTGGGCAGAGGTATGTCAGCGTACAGGCATGATTGTTTACGAAGTTGTCAAAGGTGCCTGGGCAAAACGGGAAGGCACTGCTTCTGCTATCCCTCGTCATTTCATGAAGTGCCGTCCCACCGTCTATATCAGTAATTATGAGAAATTGTATCACAACTTCTCATTATTTAGTCGGTCATGGGACCGTGTCGTTCTTGACGAAGCCCACAAGATTCGCAACGGTGACGGTCAAGTCGCGGTCTATGCCCGCAAAATTATCGCCCCCATTCGGTGGGTTGTCACAGGAACTCCGCTGGTGAACTCCTTGAAAGACGTTGTCAGCCTCTTGATGTTTGTAGGCGTTCCATGCTCTCCTTTATGGTCTTGGGATTCACGATTGAATACCATTCTCCCTCAAATTCTTCTCCACCGCTCTCTTAATTCCCTTCGTGCTATCATCAAAGGTGCCCCTCCTGTCCCTGAAATCTACAATGATGTATTATCCTTTACTACCGAAGACGAAGAAGACTTCTACTACGGAGTTCAAGGAGCTACCGAAGAAATGATGGCAAAGTATTCGAATGATTTATTGTCCTCTGCGGAACTCTTCAAACTGTTATTGCGTCTACGACAGATTTCCGTTCATCCTCAAGTCTATATTAATGCCAAACGACGTGAAGACATTACCTATAACCGCAAAAATTGGTCTCTCCCTTGTACCAAAGTCGAACGTGTAAAAAAAATTATCTCAACCGATACCAACGAAAAAGTTCACAAATACATCATCTTCTGCCAGTTCATCGATGAAATGGCATTGATGCGTGATGCTCTTATTGGGCAAGTAAAAGAAGAAAATATCCTTATGTATCACGGCGGAATGAATCAAGCCGAGCGTACTGCTGTCCTCGCCAAATCCAAGAAAACAACCGAAACCACCGTCATGTTATTACAACTTCATGCGGGTGGGGTCGGTCTTAATCTTCAAGAATATGACCGCATCATCTTTGTGAGTCCGTGGTGGACTGCCGCCTTGATGGACCAAGCCATCGCACGCGCCGTTCGAATGGGCCAAACAGAAGTTGTCAAAGTATATCACTTATGCCTTGCTGCAGAAAACGAAGCCACCATCAATATCGATACTATGGTCGACGCCAAAGCCGTTGAAAAGCGTAAAATGTTGGAGAAAATGTTCTTGATGTGCGAACAACGCGAGTAAATATAAATAAAATATTGGTTTTTTTTAAAATTGAAATGGGTGGTCAATCCGTTATAAAGACAACTCAAGTATACAAACTATGTCCATCCAAGAAGCAATTATTACTACCGTCAAACGTAAAGGTCCGCGCATTTATCGCGGTGTTCAGACGAATCCACCTGCGGTTCAAGCATCGCTACCTATGGTTGAAGCGAAGCTACCTATTCAAGATGAACGTCATACTGCCACTGCTACATGCAATAGTCGCGAAGACATGATGTGTCAACTCCTGAATCAAGAAGTGCAAGATAGTGCGCTCTCTGTATTTCCTTGTACTTCATCTGTGTTAAGAAACTTTCGTACCTCCGTCTTGAACAAATGCGTTGGATTCCGTCAAGCAGTTCGCGCAGGCGGTCTCAATGCCCATTACGATCTCGATATTCAAACTGAAACCAAGAACATTCATACCGAACTCAAAGTCACAAAACACAATGCGTCTTCGTTGGATGTCCTTCGATGGACACCATGGGTTGATACCGTCCAATTCCTACAAGGACAACTCACTTCCTCTGTCGGTCGACGATTTCTTGGAGAATGCGGTGAACCCATGATTCATGCCTGGTTTCACGAAGTTGTTCTTCCCTTCTCCTCCAAGATTCCTGAAGCAACTGGAATGACAGTTGAAGGATACCAAAAGGCAATGTCTACTATCAACATGGTAGGAAAACAAGAAGAGGCATCAAAGGCATTTATCCTTGCTCTTCGCACACACAAATCTCTACAAAAAGAACTCCAACACTTATGGCTCGACTTTGAAGTTCGTTGGCTCTCCTCCCATCGATTGAACGATGCGGGTCTCGAAGAAGTCATTCGAGAAATCATTGAATCAAAAGACGCATGGATTTGCGTTGCCAAAAATCAAGTACAATGGATTGATGGTTTACGCGTCCTGCGCCTAGAGTCCGCTGGTGTGGCTCCTAAGAAAAAGGGTGGAATGTTGTTCCGCTACCTACTCACTCTTCAATCTGGTGAGGAAATAAAAATCGTACCTATCGAGTGTAAGTTTCATTGGAAAAACGGCGGGCAGGCTGTTCAAAATATCAACTTCTTACTCCTCTGATTCCTCTTCGTCATCCTCTTCCTCCTTCAAATCATCAGTACGCTGAGGCGTAGCATGGTAGGTGATTTTTGGTAGTGACAAAACTACTTTTTCACACAGTCTAGGTGGGACCGCATTTCCAATTTGCGTAATGATTTCTTTTTCATTTCCTTGCCACGGGTAATCCACTGGAAATCCTTGTATTTGTGCCAGTTCCTTTACGGATAGACAACGTACCCAATACTTATTTTGTTCCTTGTTATACAACCCCACAAAGAGGCGAGGGCATACTCCATACGTACAAATAATCGTCTTAGACGGTTTGTCTGGATCCAGAATCTGCCCATGATAACTACTCTTTCGAACTCCAAACGAAATTAGACCACCTTCTACTACCAGCGGGGATGTGTCTCCATCTTTTTCTTTCTCCTTTGTCGAACGATTACGAATCCCAGCTGCGAGTCGTACTAGATTCGGATGTGGTTTCCCCTTTGCTTCCATTTCCGTGGTAGCAATCCAATAATGGGGTGATGCCTCATGAGGTTGACACGCAGGCGGACATTCCACTGCTCCTTCCAAATGTGTCTCCAAGAACGACCTAATCGTGCTATGTTTTTCAGAGGTGGGTTCCACCAAGTCATCCCATGGCATATGCGGATGACCTTTGTCTGCTTTTGTTCCTACAATAATAAGTCGTTTGCGTTCTTGTGGTACTCCCGCATCCGTTGCCTTAAGAACACTATAGGTAATATGATAACCAATTCCTGCGAACAAGTCACGAATGATATCGATAACGGGGCGGATTTCTTTTGTATGAGGATCAATCCATTTTCTTGATAGTAGTCCTGCTACATTTTCTCCCATAATGTATTTTGGTTGAATCAAACGAGTAGCGCGCGCAAATTCAAATACCATTTGATTTCGAGGATCATCGATTTTCTTCTTTCCTGCGTTTGATAGGGACTGGCAGGGAAAGCCCGCGAACAATACATCTACTTTGGATAAGTACGATTTGAAAACCTCGTCTGGAATTTTAGTGATGTCCGTCGATTCATCTTCTGGATTGGTAAGCAATGGACAATTTGGAAACGCCACCAAGTGTGTCGCAATCGCAGGCTTCTTGAATTCGGAAAAGGCTCGCACAATGTATCCGCCTCTCTTCATTCCTAACGAATCACCGCCTGCTCCGCTAAACAGGGACATGGAATACTTGGCAATTTTCGGTTTACGTGACATTGGTGGGTGATTTTATCAAGCAACGGTTTCGAGTCAAATTTTACTAAATATAAAAAGAATCACCATAGGGACTCCTTTTTTATACCAATGGTTTCCATCCAATTCGCATCATAGGGTTTTCTCGAGAATGGGTATAATGATTTCGTTCTTCGTCATCTTTTGGATATCGACCTAATATAGCATAGACTACCTCGTCTACTATCGCTCGTTTGGCATCATCATCATCTGCTGCGAATCCATTTATTTTCTTGAACTGTTCCATTTCCAGTTTTTCTTTTTCTTTGTTATATGTTCTGAGAAAGATTCGAAGATTCTTTACACGTTTTGAGATAGGAATGGATACATCTTCAATAAAGATTTTACCCACTTCTAGAAGACGCTTCTTTTCACGAGATTGACGACGAGAGGGCATGATGTGCTGATTTAGATTCAAAGATCGTACCAAATCAAATTTAAATATTAACCTAAAGCTCTATGGATACAATAACTTAGAAATGTCTAACGAAGTCATTACCCCAACCGATTCACAACCAACTCAGCAGGAATCCCCCAAGAAATCTCGTGTTATCATTGGACTTCCTGGCGATCATTTTAGTCAAGCGTTTCTCTTGTCCTGGACCCAGGCACTCCACGTTCTGATCTCTTCTAATCGCTATGACATCATCGTTAGCCCTGGTAAGAGTTCCTTCGTATCTTTTGCGCGTATGCAGACACTCGGTCTAGATGTTCGTCGTGGAAAGAACCAGAAGCCATTTAACGGTGAGAATTATGATGTGTTTGTATCAATTGATTCCGATGTTGTCTTTTCTCCTGCTCAGCTGATTGAGTTGATTGAGTGTACCAAGCTTCAACCCGTTGTCTCTGGTTATTACATGATGAGCAATAACAAGCAATTTGCGGTAGTAAAGGATTGGAACAAAGATTACTTTTCCAAGAATGGCACCTTCCAATTTCTCGAGCCGAAAGATACTGAGGCCGCAGTAAAGAAGTTTGCGGATGAGATTGAAGCACGCAAGGCGGCGGAAGAGGCCAATAAAGAGAACTTGCCACCCATTTCCGAGCCAGAGTTTATGAAGGTTTCCTACGCTGGCATGGGCTTCTTTGCCTGTCGCAAGGAAGTTCTGGATGATCTGTCCTACCCCTATTTCAATCGCGAACTTCAGCGTATTCGTAGCAAGGATGGTGTAGAAATGGTAGATATGTGCTCAGAAGATGTCGCATTCTGTAAGAACATTGAGGATGCCGGCTATGACATCATGTTGAACACTCGTCTACGTGTCGGTCACGAGAAGCCCATGATT